CAGGTTTGTTGAGTGAGAGATGGTTGATTTGCAGGTGTTGAAAATATAAGGTCGTCTGAAAGTTTTCAGACGACCTTATATATTGCCACCCGAAAGGGACGGTTAACAATACTTAACGCCCTTTTACTTTGAAAGTAACAGGGCTTTTTTATTGCCCGTCGTTTAAGGGAATCCGCCATGAAAGATAAGGAACAAGACATGAAGCAAGCGTCGGTCGGCAGAGCGGACGACGCGCCCCGCGCGGCGGACGCACTGACGGCAGACGCGCCGCAGTTGCCCCCCTTATCTAACAGGGGGGGTACAGAATCCGAAGACGCCGGCACATTCCAAGAGGCCTTTGAATGTTACGAAACCTATATCTTGGACGGTAAAGGCAACCTCTTAGGCGTTCCGCTTCGTCGCGGTGTATCCGATTCAGCCTTTATCGACCAAATCAGCTTTTCATTTCATGAAAAAACCTTTTTCGACAAATACGGTGTCCGTGTAAGCCTGTTGGAAGACGAAGATTTCATCCGCGCCGCGTCCATGCTTGCCGAAGAAGTTTTCGGTTTCGGCATCTACAAAGAATCCAAAGGTTCGGGCGGTCGTTTTTATGAGCGTTGCTGGTTGATGGGTTCAGAAGACGCCCTGTACGGTCGCGTCCATTTTGGCGGCCAACAAAATACCATCCTTTTCGAACTCACCGGAACAGGTTGCGGCGTCGCAAAAGAAGGCTGGGAATCCCGACTTTTCGCATTCCTGACCAACGCAATCCGCCCAAAAATTACCCGCGTTGACGTAGCCAAAGACTTTTTCAACGGCGAATACAGCCCGAACCAAGCCCGTGAAGACCGCAATAAAGGTCTGTTTACCTGCCATCACGTCAAACCCAGAGGCGAATGTTTGGGCTCAGACTGGGAAGAAGACGACGAAGCCAAAATGACCAAAGGCAAGACCTACGGTATCGGCTCACGTGAATCGTCCAAATACGTCCGCGTATATGAAAAAGGCAAGCAGTTGGGCGATAAAACAAGCACATGGACACGCTTTGAAATTGAATTCAAAGCAAAAGACATCGTTATACCTTTCGAAGTTTTGCAGAACCCGGGCGAATATTTCGGCGGTGCATATCCGATTTGCGAACGCTTTGCCCAAAAAGCAACGCGCATACATGCGGTTAAAGAGGACAAAGTCATTTCCGCCGACCGTTATCTTGAATGGGTTAAGAAACAGTTCGGACGCGCGGCCAATGGTCTGAAATTCATCTTCCCTGAATTGGACAAAGCCAAACTGTTTGAATTGATTGAGCCGAATCATCACAAGCTGCCCAAGGCTTTAGCTCCCGAAGCCTATGACTGCGCCTTTTTGAAAGCCCAAGCCATCCATGAGCAGAAACCATTCAAACCGTACAAAGACCCTTATGACATGTACGAGTATTACGCGAGTCTGGAAAAGCAGCTTGAACAGCAAAAACATATCACAAATGAAGAAAGCTATAACAACTTCATCTACGACAAATTCGCAAGACTACCGATTTCATGGGCTTAAAGCGTCTGCCCGCAAAGACGTTTAATCACACAAGGAAACCAAGAAATGAATATCCAACTTCAAGGCCACATCGTCGGCGTCAAAAAATTCAACGGACAAATCGAAGGCAAGAATTTCGACTATTGCCGCCTGATTGTCGCCACACCCTTAGACAGCTCCCAAGGCAACGCACTGGGCAGCTCTACCACTGAATACGATTTTGGCGGCTCTGCCAACTTCGAGCAGTTCCGAAACGCCCAATTTCCGATCGAAGCAAACCTCAACGTAGAAATCGTCACTACGGGCAAGACTCAAAAACTGAAAGTAATCGGTTTCCAACCCGTTAAGAAAGGTTGATTCAATGAAGAAAGTCTATGTTGTCCAGTCCGTATCAACAGGGGACTTTCTGCACCTTTCCCCTGAAACGGGTGACATCGGACATACCAAATTAATCACCAATGCCGATTATTTCTACGACTTTGAAGAAGCTGTGAACGCAGGCTTGGAAGAAATCGGCAACCAATACGAATTTGTCGTATTCGGATTTTTGAAAGATTGAAAAATGAAACAGAAAGTGCCCCTCTCATTCAAATTAAGTTTGGGCGGGTTGGTTTTTTTCCTACTGGTTTTAATTGCATCAGTTTGGTACCTGTACGGTTAAAAGACTTGCGGTCAGTCTCAAAATAACCGCATCACTTTTTTATCAACCCTTATTGAAAGGAAAACGCTATGAAACTCTTAAACGTAGCAAAAAAATATGGCAATAAAGTTATTGCTGCAACAGCCCTGACAACCGCTTCCGCCCTGGCCGCTGCCGATGGCGTCGATTTGTCAGGTATCGGTACGACCGCCGCCACTGAGATTGCAAAATTTGCCGTAATGGTATCCGCAATCGGTGCTGCCGTTCTGTCGGTTATCGTGTTGATGCAAGGCTTCCGTATGGCCTTCAGCATGGTTAAAACGGCCAAATAACTGAAAGGGTAGGACATGGGGTATCGCGTCGGATTGCAATGCTTTTTATCGAACGAAGAAGCGCATGACTATGTATTGTCTCAAGTCCTACCTACCGTAACGGCGGATGGCAAAGTCGTCCGCCCTTACAAAAACGGCAAAGACTGGTATTTGAACGAGCAGAAAATCAATTTGAGCTTCCCGCAATGCGACATAGCCGAACAAATACAATTCGGCGTATTGGTCGGCGCGCCGTTCATCGTCTTATTGGTACTCGTATTCGGTATCAGGATGATAAAACGGCTGATTGAATCGGTTACGGAGCATCAAGGGGGTAGCGATGATTGACTTTTGGTTTTTATACGGATTCGGCGCGGTCTGTTTGGCATCGCTGATATTTTTTTGATATTCAAAAAGGGTATAATCCAGACTTTTGTAACTGTTAAGAAAGTTAGGATTATGTTTTACATTTCAGAAGAAGAATTGAGATTCAAAAAAGATACGAATCCCGATTATTTAAATGAAAAATTGTGTCATGTGTTTATAGCTGAAATGTTCAGACTTAAAGAAATTTATCCAATTTCTGATTTTAAGAACATGGTAAAAAGCGCAGCCCAATATTTTTTAAATAGAACATATCTTGATGATATGTTAGTTTTTTTTGAAGATGGCTCGTATTTGAAATTTCAGTTTTTAGAACATGGCTTTGAATGCAAAGAGTTCTATGATGGTCAAATTTCAACGGCTTATTATTATGGCCGTTATTCTATTAGGATGTAATTTTAAAGCTAACGCTGAATTAGTTGTTGAGCCAAATGGAAGAGTTCGTGTTTCGACTGGCGGTTTTAATCAAAATGGCGTTAGAACTTGGCGTTATTTAGATAATGGTCGTGGCGGTATGGGTGGGAATATGTTCTATCATGAAACATCCAGTAAATCATTAGCCGTCCGCGAAGCTTCTACCGGCCTCCGCTCCGCCTCAACAGTCCCCGTAACCATAGAACAAAAAGTATCCCGTTCAACCGTCCTAAGAAACCTGCTCTCCAAAGCCAAAGCAGGCGGCAAATTCGCAAGAGTAGGAGGCGGTCCTGTCGGTTTTGCAGTATCGACCGCTGCTTTTTATCTTGTCGAGCAAATGCTTGCAGATGAAGGTTATAAATACGATGTGACTTTGGGCGATTTTGTAACCGATAAAGAATATGTCATTATAATAACGCCTAATGATGAGCGTAATTATGGCAAAAACAAATTTGAATTAGCACGTTTTGGATTATCCAAAGATTCTTATGATTATGGTTATAAGAGCTATAAATCAACGTTAGACGGATTATGTGATAGAGCTTCTCGAAATGTAGATGATTTTGCAAAAAGTAAGGGTTATGAATCTCATATTTCTAAAGAATATAAAGGTTCTACGCCTACTGGTGGTTGTAGCACTATAACCGCTTATGGCGAAGGTATTAAAGCATTTTGGCGAATTGAACCCAATAAAAAGCAGCCTATATCTCAATCCGAATTTGACAGAATCGTCGGTCCGAAAGCAGACAGCAACCCTACGCCGTATGTGAATGCAACCGCAAACGAAGACGGCAGCATTCCGGGTGCATCAGTAAGCACGCCGAGCGTGCCCAACGGAACAGTAATAACCCTTGGCCCCGCAACAGGACAAGACGGCAGACCTTTCCAGATAACCATCACTTTTAAAACAGGGGCAGACGGCAACACAACCGCAACCGTAACCACAACCCCGCGTCCCGACCTCACACCGGGCAGCCCTGCCGCTCCCAAAACCAACCCAACACCTACACCGGGCGAAAATGGTAAGCCAGGTTCGCAGCCAGACCCAACGCCCGACGGCAGCCCGTCAGATAAAACCAAGCCCGACCCTGACGGCAGCCCTAGCGGCAAAGACAAACCTGATCCAAATAGCACGCCCGAAGGCAAAGACGACCCCAAACCCGACGACAAACCCAAAGAGGACGACAAGCCGAAGGAAGACGGAGGTTTGCTCTGTAAAGTGTTCCCGAACATTTTGGCCTGTGATGAATTACCCGAAAAAGAAGAACCAAACTTAGAGATTCCTCAAGAAACTATCGATTTGAACTTCACGCCTGACAATACTTTTAGCGAGTATGGTGAATGCCCTGCTCCGGTAACGTTTCAGGCGTTGGGCGCGGAATACAAAATCAGTCTTGAGCCGGCGTGTAATTTAGCTGCCATGATGCGCCCCTTTATTATCGCTATGGCTTGGTTGGTGGCTTCGTTTTTCGTGGCTAGAGTCGTCAGAAATAACGCATAGGGGGATTTATGAAATTTTTAGCTGCTCTTGCTCCATATTTGATAAACCATGTTGTCAAATACATCCTGACTGCCTTAGGGGTGTCTATCATTACCTATGTTGGTTTTGACGCACTTATGGGTAATCTTAAAAATCAGTTTATAAGCAGCATGGGGGCGGTTCCCGCCGGAGCGATCCAAATTTTTTATATCGCAGGTGGCGGCGTTGTTCTGAATATCATGTTTGGCATGCTCGCCTTTGTCGTTACTTTTAAAACCCTGTCTAAATTAAGCTTCGGCAAGAAAGGATAAAGATGGCAGCAATTACCCTGATAACAGGCAAACCTAGAATAGGCAAAACCGCCTTTGCCGTCGAACTGCTTATGTTTGATGACTTTTATAAAGGCCGTAAAATCTTCTCCAACATCAACGGCCTTTTGATAGACCATCATAAACCGCCGGAAGGGCATAGCTGGGAAGACATGCATGAATGGCTGAAATGGAAAGAGAATATAGGCTCTGTCGTCATATATGACGAAGTGCAATATCTGTTCCCGACACGTTCCAGCGGTTCAAAAATTCCTGAAAACGTCGCTTTTTTGAACATTCACGGCCATTACGGTATCGATATGATACTAATCACACAATCGCCCAAGCTGCTTGACGTGAATTTGCGCGAAGTCGTGAATAAGCATATCCATATAGCTGCAAACAAAATGGGCGGCCTGACAAGGTTGGAATGGAACGAAGTAGCCTTAAACCCGACCCAACAGGCAAGAAATGCCTTGTCCAGTTCGCATAAAATCAGACAGGAGGTTTTTGAATACTACAAATCCGCCGAAGTACATACCGCGCATTCGCACGTCAAATCAAGGTGGTATTACGTCATTATCGCCATGTTGTTTATCCTGCCGTGTATCTTAGGTTTGGTCGCATTCATGGGCTATAAGATGTATCAGGGTTATAAAGAAAAAGCAGGAATAACGGCACAGGCCGAAGCAGCAAAAGAAGATACAGGTTTCAAAAATCCGCTTGACCCTGAAAGCCAAAAAGAAATGATGCCGCAAAGCGGAATTCAGGGGCAAAACCTAAAACCCGAAGACTTTGTCCCTACGCTCGCCGAAAAGCCCGAAAGCAAACCCATTTACAACGGCGTCCGCCAAGTTAAAACATTTGAGTACCCTGTCGGCTGCGTTGATGGTGGCAAAAGCGGCTGTACCTGCTATTCATCGCAAGGTACACCGCTTAAAGAAATCACAAAAGCCATGTGCAAAGACTACGCAAAAAACGGCTTGCCGTTTAATCCTTACAAAGATGAGCAGCAAACCGTACAACAGCCCCAAACAGTCCCGCAGACCGCCTATGAGCCTGAAAAAGGACAAGTCATTACGATGGGCGGACAAAGCCCTCAAAACCTCATGTACGATGGTTACGCCGAAGCAGGTCAACAGTTTGCACAACGTGGCGGGGTCGTCGGCGCACGATGACAGAAAGGTCGTCTGAAACATCAGACGACCTTTTAACTTTGGCGGGTTGCTATTGACTAAAAAGCATGATTAACGCTAAGATGATTCTACCGTCAATCCTGATGGTCAAAAGCAGTTTCCCGATGACAACAGTTAACTGCATTTAAAGTTCCTCAAAGAAGTTTATCAATGCGGAACAAACAGAATCCCCGTTGCAGCGGGGATTTTTGTTGCCCCGCCCTTTTGGTTTAATTGTAGGTTTATTTAAATCTAAATCATAAATTTCCTTTCACGAATCAAAAAATTGTCATTTCGCCGGCGAAATTTTTATTAACATCTGCCCCGCGTTCTTTGGGGTTTGTTTTTGGAGGGCGGGTATCAACTCGGAGTGAGTTTGTACTTTCGCCGTTTCACTGCATTTAAGTTTCCTGTTCTCCGTGGATGCTTCCGTTTGGGCGTGCCAAGAGGAAAGAGAAAACAGCCCGAAGCGGAAAGATAGGGGGAAGGTTTGTAAAGACGCACGATTTACCGCGTCTTTATGAATACCCCCTATCTTTCCGCTTCGGGCTGTTTTAAATTGACTCTGCCCAAAAGGAAGCATCCACGGAGAACAGGAAACGAAGGGAAACACGCAACAGACAAACTTCACGGGTCGCGCCTGCGCGACAACAACAAAATACGAAGGACATCGCACGCA